AAGCGGACGGTGGATCGATTGGTATAGAAGTTTTATTTAAAGAAAAAATGAAAGATGGTGGTAGAGCAGGATTCTTTATGGGCGGTCCGGCATTAGAAGGCCAAGCATTAAATATTTATAATTCAATGAACAGTTACGGCTTTAGTGATCAAGAGATTGCGAATGCATTAGAAGGTCAAGGTTTATATACACCAGGAGGTACAACAACACCCGATACACCGAACACAACTCCAGGTCAAACAATAGGTTATCAAGGTGGTAATGATAGTCCTTACGCAGGTCAATTAGTAGACCAAACAGATTATGGTTTTAATAAAAAAAATTATGCACCAGGAGAAAAATTAGAAATTAATCCCGCAGCGTTTGGAATGAGTTTTCCAGCTCAACCAAAGGGACCTAAAAAAGAAGGAATTATTAATCAAGCAATAGATTCATTTACTTCTCTACCAACAAGATCACTTTCATCATTTGCTTCACCAACAACAGGTGGCAATATTATAGGACCAGCGGAACAAGGTTTTATGGAACAAACATTAGATATAGATCCAGCAGGTAGAACTAGAGAAGAAATAAGATCTCTTTATGATAATTATAATAGATTCACAGGACGAACTTCTAATTTTGCAGATGCAAGACAAAAAGGTAAAGCAGGACAAGTGTTGGGAAGTCTTGTAGGTGCTGCAGTTGGAATTCCATTTGTAGGAAAAGGAATAGATATGTTAAGTAATGCATTTGGACCACAAGGTGATAAAAGTTTACAAAGTAAATACACAGTGGATGGTGCAGGCTTTGGAAACACAGGTGCAAGAGATGAATTTGGTTTAGCAACTTTTGATAAAAAAGATGGCTTCCTAGGATTAACAGGAAATACTACAAGAGATTACACAGATAGAATGAATGAAAGATTAGGAGAGCTTGAAGATTTCTTTGGTTCAAGAATAGAAGGCTTTGATATTAATAATTTAGATGCTGAAACTCTTGATAAAATGAAAGACATAAATGGTTTTTACACAAAACAAATACAAGCTTATAAACAAAGAACAGCAGTTGAAGACATAAATAAAAGAACACGAGACGCAGTTGAAGCACAAAGAATTGCAGAAGAATTAGCAGCAGCCGCTGCAGCAAAAGACAAAGCTGCAGCTTTAGCAGCAATTAAAAAACAAGGACAAGCAAGCTATAATCCTAATATACACGGACCAACTAATTACGGACAAGATAGTCAAGGCAATCAATCTTTTGATTTTGGAGGAGGATTTGGTATTGGTTCAGACGGCGGTCCTGTAAGTAATAGAACTGGTAGAGGAAGAACAGGATATTCAGAAGGCGGCCTCGCTACGATGTTCACTAGGAGGCGATAGTGGCTCAAGTATCTAAAGAACAAGAACGAGCGATAAAACAATATCTTCGTAATTCGGAAAACTTTATAGAATATAATGGTGTAAAAATTATAGATCAAACAGAGTTTGGAAGATTCATAGCAAAACTTTTTAACTTACCTGACGAGGTTTCCGACAAACCAGGTATGAATAAAGTTGGTTATTTAAAAAAACAAAATGCAGAATTGTTTGATGGTTATGAAATTAGAAAAGGTAATATTTTTAAAAGAGATAAACCTTTAATACAAGCTCTAAACAATGATCCTGTATTTAGAGACGAAGTTAATAAAAAATTAAAAGCATTAAATAAAAAAGATTTTTTTAATTTAACCAAAGATCAACAAAACACAATTGTTGGAACCACAGAAAAAGTAAAAAAAGATTTACAAAAATTACCTAAAAATTACATAACAAAACCTGAACTTGCTAAAAAACTTAATATTAGTGAAGCTGCTATAGAAGCATATGGTTTAGGTAAACACGCTTTAATAGGAGAAAAATATAGAGAGTTATTTAAACCTGTAGTATTAAAAAATAGAGGAACTTTTTATGACTCTACAAACATAGATAAAAAAATTGAAAAATTTAAAAATTTTACAGATCGTCCTATGCTTCATAAAACTTCAGTTGCTAGAGCAAATCTTTTTGCGTCAGATCCTGAAATTCAAAATCTTTTAGAAGCTAAAGACAAAAGTTTATTTAATACTGATGAGGGATTAAAAAAAGCATTAAAAGTTTTAGGTAAAGGATCTACTCCTCACGAAGCAGCTCACGCAATTACTGTTTTAGCAAGAGCTTATAATGGAGAAAAATTTAGAGGTTTAGATATAAAAACAAATAAAACAAAAGGTAAATTTATAATTAATAATATAGCAAAACTTCAATATGATAATCCTTGGACTACCGGTTTATATGATGAAGGATTAAGACAAGTAGATAGAGATTTAGGAAACAAAGTAAATACTTTTAAAAATTTTAAAGTTGAGTATCGAAATAAATTACAAAATCTTTTAAAAGAATATGGCATTAAAGAAAAGTTTAACATAAATGAAATTACAAGTGTTAAAGCTTCTGCCAATAATAAAATTGCACCTTACGCTGCGTTTGTAGATCTTACTCAAGCAGACATAAATCAAAAAGCTTTAAGTGGTTTTCAAGGAGATCTTTCTAAAACTTTATCTTACATAGATAGAAACAAAAACAATCAAGCTAAAATTTTAGAAAAAATAGAAAAGTTTAATACAGGCACAAGAAAAAAAAGAATAGATAGTCTAGTAAAAGAATTTGGTGAAGGAGCAAAAGATGTTAGGTTTGCAGAAATAATACCAGGTACTAATGTTGAGTCTATTTATGCCAAAGGAGATTTAGATAGATGGAAAACTAAAGGATTAGATTTACAAAAATTAGCAGATGAAAAAGGTTATTTTTTAGATGTAAAAGGTGCACGACCTTATTTTGATGTTACAGAAAAAGATTTAAAAAAATCAGTAGAGGGTTTAATAAATAAAGCAGAAGGATTATCCACGCCAGATAAAATTAAAGTTTGTAATTTTTTATCTAATGGTGGTTTACCTGGAGATTGTGCAAGAGCCATTAGACAAGATCCAAACAAAGCAGCACAAATAATTTCTCAAGTTCCTGCAAACACAGAAAAATTAAAAGAAGTTAAAGTTGCAGCTCAAGAAGTTATTGGTCCCAAACTTGAAGAAACAAATTTAAGATGGAATAATGACGTTGGTGCATTTGAAACTACAAATGGTGATATCGCATCACAATCCGATATTAAAAAATATGCAGCAGATAATCCAATAGAAGTTAAAGTTGGAGAAGAGCCAATTAAGGCTGCAACCAATAAAAGCGTACTTGCTAATGTTGGTAAAGCAATGGCAAGGATTGGAGCTCCGTTACCAGTTGCTGCAATAGACTCATACTTTATAGGTCAACAAGTAAAAGAAGGTAAGGGCACAGCAGAGATTGCAAGCAATCCACTAAACTGGTTGGGTCTTGCAACTATGGAGCCATTAGCAAAAGCTAGTGGAATAGCAGAGGGTGGTGGTTTAAACAAAGCATTGAGATTAGGATTGAATCCTGCTACAATTAGGGGTATAACACGATTTGCAGGTTTACCGGGACTTGCAGTAAGTACAGCTATGACTGCATATGACCAGTATCAAAAATATAAAGATGGAGAGGGATTTATCTTCAACTTATTAAACCAAAAGGGAACCGAATAGATGCCAATAGATAAACCAACTCCAAACGTTTCAGAAACTGTTGTTGAAGTTCCAAAACAAGAAGAATTAGTAGAGGCAAGAGAAGAGATCATTGAAAAGAAAAATCAAAAAGGTAATGTAGAAGTTACTATGGATGAAGAGGGTGGTGCAGAAATTGCATTTGACCCTAGTGCGATTACTGAAGAAGGTGGCCAAGATCATTTTGAAAATCTAGCAGACTTTTTAGGAGATGATGTTTTAGAACCATTAGGTGCTAAAATGGTAGATCACTATAATGAATACAAAGAATCACGTGGTGATTGGGAAGACACTTACAAAAACGGTTTAGATCTTTTAGGATTTAAATACGAAAGAAGAACAGAACCTTTTAGAGGTGCATCCGGTGTTAATCACCCTGTACTTGCTGAAGCGGTTACACAATTTCAAGCGCAAGCTTACAAAGAATTATTACCAGCTGATGGTCCGGTTAGAACTCAAATTCTAGGAGCAGTGGATACTGCTAAAGAAGAACAGTCTAAACGTGTTAAAGATTTTATGAACTATCAGATAATGGATCAAATGAAAGAATACGAACCAGAGTTTGATCAAATGCTTTTTTACCTCCCTCTATCCGGTTCTACTTTTAAGAAAGTTTACTATGACGATCTTTTAGGTAGAGCCGTATCAAAGTTTGTAC